ACGCTGCGCCGCCTCGGCGATCTTCACCACGTCGTGGTGCCCCTGGATGATGGCGGCCCGGATGTGGCCGCTGTCCCAGTTGCCCGGCTGAATGTACTTGTCGGCCTGCATGAGCACCTTGCCCGCAAGCTCCTTGTCGACCGTCGAGGGGTCGCCGCCTTCGCCGAGTAGCTCGACCAGCGTGCTGTCGGTGACGTGACCGGCACGCACCTGCTGCTCTTGCTGCACTGCATTTTGCAGCGGGACCTGCGACTGCTGGATGAGGCGCTGCGCTTCGGCGACCGCTTGCTGCTTCACCTGCTCGGCGTACTGCTTGAACTGCACGCCGTCGATGAGATCTTCCTCGGTGAGGTTGTCCCATGCGTTCGGCGCCGGAGCAGCGGGAGCTGCAACACCCGGCGACTGGAGCACCTGCTGTTCGGTGAGGCGGCCCTCCATGAAGGCACGCACTTGCGCCGGGTCCTTGCCGAGGGCGGTGAGGCCCTGCGCAACGATGAGGCGCACTCCGGCTTCGGTGGTGAGGCCCTTGCGGATCGCATTGGCCTCATCGACTGCTTCCTTGCCGCTGACGTGGCGACCATCGGCAGCGACGTATGCGTACTGCTCGAACGGATCGCCGCCCGGCGGCGCCTGCGGTGCCCCAGGCGGCGTTGCGGGCGTCGCCGGAGCGACGGGCGTTGCGGGCGGCACGGGCGTGCCAGCCCACGTTGCTTGCTGCCGCTCGGCCAGCGTCGCCGGAGCGACGATCGGCTCCTTCTCGACCGGCGGTGCGCCAGCGGCGAGAGCGTCGGCGTCGAAGTTGACTGCGGCGAGAGCAGCGCCAGCCTCTTCGACTGACTGGGGCTCGTCTTCAGTGCCCATGATGAACCTCGGGTTCTAGGGGATGTTCGTCGTACGGATGCAGCGTAGCTTAGTTGCCCATCGAGGCGGCTTGCTGATCCGGCGACACGCCGGGGACAGCGCCGGGTTGACCGGCTGCGCCTTGCCCGAAGCCGCCGAGCTGTTGCGTGCTCGGCGTCTGCGGCGGTGTGCCCTGCTGCGGTTGCTGCGTGCCGGGGCCGGGCTGACCACCTTGGCCACCCGGTCCAGCCTGCGCACGCTGGCCTTGCGCCAGCGCCTCGGGCGACTGCGTCTGCTCCGGCGTCGGCACCGCAATGCCCATCTGGTGCAGCACGAGGCTTTCGTGGATCGCAGCGTGTGCGTCGATGAGCGCCTTGATCTCCGGTGCCAGCAGCTCGTACTCCCGGCTCGACCGGAACTGGTTGAGCACGTTGAGCGATATCTGGTGGTTGTCGAAGGGCTCGACCTGACATGGGACTCCGGCGATCATCTGTCCGATCTCACGCCACTGCTTCCGGGTCTGTGCGTCCTGCGTACGGATCGTGAAGTCGAAGCCCGGCAGCTCAAGCATGCGCACGACGTCTTGGATGCCAATGTCGTGCGGGTACATCTTGGCGAGCTGCATGACCATCTCGATCTGCGCCGCCTTCGACTTCGGCAGGCCCGACTCTGCATCGACGTGCACGTCGAGCTGCTCGTCAATGTCAGAGCCGAGGTAACGCTCGACTTCGAGCACGTTTTCGTCGGACCACGTCCGCACGGTGCGCTCTTCGTCCCAAAACTGGCGGGCCAGCATCAGGATCTGCCAGCCGACGCCGGAAATAAACTTCGACAGCGAGGCTACCGACACCGAGAGGCGAGTGTCGTCGGCTTCCTGCAGCGCCATGATCGAAGCGGCGGGCGCCGTCGAGGCGGCCTTACCGGAGCTGGCGTCGTTGATGCCCGCTCGGTCCATCATGTCCTGCTCGTCACGCTCCATGCCCTCGTTGAAGCCTTGCGCCCAACCGGCGTTCGGCATCATCAGCTCGGGCTTCTCGCCGACCTGACGGTAGAGCATGACCTCAACACGGTTGGTGACACGGCTCGGGTCGATGGAGCCGACTGGACCGATCCACTTCGGCACGAGCTGGCGCCGGATGGTGGCCGCACGAGACAGCGTGTCGTTGTAGTCGATCTGCAGCGGGATCAGGTCGCTCACCCAGGTGCGGCCGTCACGGCCGACGATGCCGGGAAGCATGTCGCACTGCTCGAACGGGAGCACGCCGTGGTCGTACGGGTACTTGCCCTTGTACTCCAGCACCTTCTGCCCAGACCACGTCAGCACGAATCCCTTGGGCGCAGCCTTCGATGGCAGCATCCAGAGCTGGTGCACTTCGACCCACTCGCCGACGGCTTGCTCGGTATGCGACTCGTTGCCGAGCGCCATCACCTCTTGCGCAATGGTGCGTGTTGCGGTGCCGCCGGGAAGCTCTACGCCCCAGCGCTCCCACACGTCTTCACGAAGCATCGTCGTGGTGCGCCCGGCCCAGCGTGCCTTGCGCATGTCCTGCGCAGACGGTGCGACCCACAGCTCGTAGGCGGGCACCTGCTCCAGCACGATGTTCCCCTCGAACAGCGTGTCGTCGTCGGCGTCCTTGTCGGGGTTCGGGTTCTTGCCGACGGCGTCGCCGAGCGTCGGGTCCCAGTAGAGGTGGGCGTACGACATGCCATACGTACCGACCTTGAAGAGGAACTGCTTGATCCACGCTTCCCACTGCAGCCGGTTCAGCTCCGACGCCATGAGGCGGGTGCCGACCTTCGAGGCGCCCAGGTCGTCGTCGTTGTCGGAGACGGGGCGGCACTGCGGCTCGGGCAGGTTCTTGGTCATCTTCGCCACCCAGCGCTCCAGCGCCGGGGCGATCTTGTTGGCGGTCAGGCGCACGACGGCGTTGGGGTCGTCGGTGAGCGTGGTCTTCGGCATGGCGAAGGCCCGCTTCTGCACGTCCCACGACACCCACTGGTACGAGAGAACAAAGGCGAGGTTGAGGCGGAACTGGTAGTCGGAGACGGCGGCCCGGCCGACCCGCTTCTTGTGGTTGGCCCACGCAATCATCTCGTCGTCGTTGCCAATCGGCGCCTTGAGCGGCTGCGCCGACGAGGTGCCGCCAGCCATCATGTCGTTGGACGCCATGCTAGGACTCTAGCTCAACGTCCCTCGGGTCGACCTCAGTGGAGATCAGGCCTGTGGCGTCGTGCACGAAGAAGCGACGCTCCGGCTCGGGCGGCATCAGCTCCATTGCAGCGGTGGGGTGCATGCCCCGGAGCTGGTCGAGCGACGTCGCACGGGTGGCATCCTCCAGCTCTCGGATGCGGTCGACGTAGAAGCGCTCCTGCTCGACCAGGCGTGTCTGAGCTGACTGCACCAGCGCCTGCGTCCACACGATCTGCGTCTTCTGCAGCTCAATCGTTTGCTGCAGTGCGGCTATCTGCTCCCGGCGCCTCATCGCTGCGCCCGCTGCTTGCGTGCCTGCAGGCGTGCGGCGACTTCCAGCTCTTCGTCCAGCTCGATGACCCTCGCCTTGAGCTGCTCAACCTCGTGCTCCAGCTCGGCGTTGCGCACCTCCAGCTCGACGCCGTCGACCACGTTGAAGCCAGCCACTTCAGCCAGCTCTCGGATCGAGGCCGTCGAGAGCACAAGGGTGCCCTCGTTCCAGATGTTGACGCCCGTGTCGACACAGTCGCCACCGGAGCCGGAGAGGTAGCAAGCGCCTTGCGCTGCGTCGGCCGGGGGCTGAGGGAGCCGCTTGTAGAGGGCGTGGTTTCGGGTTGCCATTTGGACTCCTACAGCTCGTCGGGAAGGCCGGTGATCGGGTTGTCCAGGGAGCGGCCCCGCTTGATCCTATCCCAGTCGGGTTCGGCATGGGCTGATAGCGGCTCGACGCCGTACTCGGGCGCCACGATGAACTGCTTAGGCCGGATGGTGGGGTCGGGCAGCTCTTCGCTGAAGGCGAAGCTGTACATGACGGCGTCGGCACGGTCGGGGGAGCTGAGCCCTCGCTTGCGCATCTCGGCCTTCGTCTCGACTCGGATCTGCCCCGTGTTGGTGTACGAGTAGCGGATCTGCGAGAGCTGTTCATCGAGCTTGTGGTCCCGCACCTGCATGGTGACGCCCTCACGCTCAAAGCGGCGGCGCAGTGCGTACCACCATGCACTGCGGTCGTTGGTGTACTGGTTGCCGTTGTGCGTGCCGCCCCGGAAGCCGATGATCTGCGACTCGGGGTGCATGAAGCGGTGCTTGATGGCCCACTCCTGCAGGCGCACAAACTCGCCGATCGCTCCGGCGCCAACGCCGTCGGCGTCGTAGATGATGAAGAAGGGGCCGTAGTCCTGCACCTTGCGGCGCACGGGCGAGAGCATCGGGGAGTTGGGGTCGCCGTTGATGAAGTAGTCGGTGCGCCCGGCGGGGTACCCGCTCACGTCCACGACGTTGTCGCCACGGCGCACGGCCAGCACCGATTCTGCATCACCGTAGGGCGCAAGGTCGACGCCGAGTGCGATGGTGCCAAAGCTGTATGGCTGGCGCTGCTTCGCTGCCTCGACCCACACCTTGGGGATGAGCGTGTCCTCGCCCATATCCCAAAACTCTGCGCACACACGAGTGGTCCAGAGGTATGAGCCCGGCCCGTCGCCTTGGTCGATCAGGTCTTCGAGGTACTCCCTCGTGCAGAGGTTGCTGCCCTCGGGGATGTGCTCGCCCGTGAAGTGCGGCGTGTCTTGCGCCCGGATCTTGATGGTGGTCACCTTCGGCGCACGAGTCATCTGCGCTGCGTAGGTGTCGTCGGTGGTGGGGTTGAAGATCAGCAGCAGGCGTGTGTCGGCCGTGGCCATCAGCGACGTGATGCCCTTCGCCACGTCCTCGCTCACCGATGTCGCCTCGTCGCCGATGATGAGCTTGTGTGCTGCGTGGTAGCCCTGGAAGCCCTCTTCCTTCGTGGCGACTTGGCCTCGGATGAAGTGCTGGCCCGGCACGCCGTCAAGGAACGTGTCGGCGGGCGGGAGGTAGCCGGGGATGATGATGCCACGGTTGGCGATCATTGCGAGCGCCATGCGGATCTCACCCCACAGGTTGTCCTTCAGGTGCGTCTCTTTGGACGAGGTGGTGAGGATCTTCGACCCTCGGCAACCACCTTTAGTGCCCGTTGGATCGCACTGCATACAAGGTGCGCCCGGAGTGTAAGCGTCGTAAAACGCCAGAGCCGCACGGGCGGCCAGGAATGTCTTGCCCGAGGCGTTGCACGAAGGTACAGCGACCTTCGCACGTACGACCGACAGCGCCGTGAGGACTTCATGTTGCTTCTCCCACAGCTCGTTGCCCGTTGCAGCTTCCACCCATAGACCTAGGTTACGCTGCCCCATCACTCGGAGCCCGTCACGGGCGTCCATGACTACTTCAGGATCGCAGCGGCGGCGTCGGCGCCAAACTTGGTGCCGTCGTGGTTCGGCAGCCCGGCCTTCACCTTGAAGGCAGCGACTGCGGTCGCCGTGTGCGTGCCGTAGGCGTCTCCTGCAACGCCGGAGTAGCCGTGCTGGATGAGCAGCAGGTTGAGCAGTTGCACGTCGGGTCCACGCATGCCGAGAGCGAGCGGCGTCTTGCTCGTTCGGTCTTCCCACTCGTGGAGCTTCTTCAGCGCCTCCCAGTCGATCTGCGGGAACACCTGATCGTGGAGCTGCTTGATGAAGTCGTCAATCGGAAATCTCGAGCCAGGATCGGTGTGACCCTCGCTCGCCGGGCTGTGATCGTCGGCGTGCTCGGCGATGCCACGCTCGGTCGGAGGCTGTCCTGGTGCGCCGGGGTCGACCCTGCGCACTGGGATGTTGTACTGGCGCACCCACGCTGCGGCGACCCACACGGCACGCTCGATCATTGCCTTCGAGTACGGCGTGGTCCAGTCGGTGCTGGCTGCGTATCCGATGAAGCAGATGCTCAGAGCGTGCGAGTTGTCGCCGCCCTCGGCCCACACGACCTCGCCGTCCTGCACGACACGCACGGTGTCGGCGTCATCCACGATGACGTGGTAGCCACCGTCGATGCGGCTGAGGTAGCCAGCGAGGTTCTGCGCTGCGTTCGGTCCTTGCGGGCCTTCGTTGGTGTGCAGGTAGATGCGGTCAATCGACGCACCGTTGCGGCCTTCGATGTGCATGGGATGCCTCCAGGGTTAGCCGAGGGTGTAGAGATCGCCGGTCACGGTGACCGTGAGCTTGGCGGCGGTGTCCGCTGCGAAGCACAGCTCTTCGCCCGCTTCGACGGGCCAGTTGATCCAGCGCTCGTACTCGCCGTTGGTGGTGCCACCACCGGCCGGGATCTGGAGCTGGTCGATGAGCCGGTTCGCTGCGGTCGCCACGTTGCCCGAGGCGACAGTCACGCACAGGTAGTGCGCAGCGGTGTCGGTGTTGGCAACCTTGATGTAGCGGGCCACGACCTTGGTCCCCGAAGCGGGGTTGCACACCGACGCCGAGTTGGCGGCGATGAGCGGCTGGAAGGGACCGACGAGACGCTTGGGTACACGAGCCATGCTTGAACCCTACCCTAAGTCTTGATGACGAAGTTGACTGCCACGCTGGGCGGGATGGGGGCCTGGGCGCTGTCGGTGCTGCCGGTGACGTTGCTGGCCGACCCGGACCATCCAAGTGCCGACACGCTACCGCCCGCCGTGTAGACGGCACCGCCGACTGATGGCGCAACGCTGTAGCTCGGGGTGACGGCCTTCGGGCCTGCGGAACCACCGACGTCGGTACCGGCCGACACCGAGTTGGCATCGGAGGCCTGCGTGCCGGTGGCGTGTGTCGTAGCTGTCCATGCGCCTGTGGCAACACCACGTTCACGCACGACGTTCGTGGTGGTGATGACGTGGATCTTGGCGAAACCGGAACCGGCGCCGTTACCCGAGAAGTCGTCAACGCCGAGGGACATACCGCCGACGCCGAGGGCGTTGAACGTACCGGCGCTGAACGTCGGTGCGGTGACGCTACCGCCCGGCGTGTACGCACCACCAGTGACTGTTCCTGTGGCCGTCGTGGACAGCGTACCGTCGGTGGCGTGACCACCGTGTTGGTGGGTTGCTGCTGCGGTCACCGTGCCAAGGTCGCCGCTTGCGCCGTACGGGAAGTGGTGTCGCATGTCGGGCACGTTGAAGTGCGTACCGTCGGCAGAGCCCCACGTCGTGCCGATACGTGCGAACAGCGCAGCGTATTGCGTGCGCAGGTACGACGTGCCGTCGCACAGCAGCCAGCCGTCATCGACCGTCGTGTGCGCAACCATCTTCATGTCGCCGGGCGCAAAGCCTGCAGCGGGCGGGCCGGGTGGACCGGGCATACCGTCGGCGCCATCTTCGCCGGGTGGTCCCGGCGGTCCCTGCGGACCTGGAATGGTGCTGGCTGCGCCGGTAGCTCCCGGCAGGCCATCGAGCCCGTCGGCGCCGTCGGCACCGTCCATGCCCGGCGGTCCTTGCGGGCCGGGGATCGTGCTCGCTGCGCCGGTTGCGCCGGTTGCGCCGGTCGCTCCGGTGTCGCCCTTCATGCCGGGCGGGCCGGGTGCACCGTCCTCGCCGTCTTGGCCCGGCGCTCCTGTGAGGCCGTCACGCCCGATGATGCCGTTCGTTCCGTTCGTGCCGGGCACGCCTTGCGGGCCGGGCGGGCCGTCGTCGCCGTCGACACCGGGCGGGCCTTGCGGGCCGGTGAACGCACCGCTGTAGATGTAGCTCGTGAGCAGCGTGTCGCTGTCCTCAGTGATGATGCGGTTGTTCGTGCCAAGGTCGCAGAAGGCGCCCTCGCTCGCCTCGTGCTTACCACTTACGAGGAACAGGTTGTGCGCAGATGTGGCGTCAAGGTTGAGTGCGCACGCCGAGGCGCTGAGGATGCGTGTGCGGATCTGCGAGTTGGTGAGCCCGATGCACTCGATGCGTGCGATGGAGTGGATGCTGCCCTCAATGCCGTTGCCTCGCAGTACGACGTGGTCGCCGAAGTTGGCACCGGCCTGTTGGAAGTCGAGCTGTGCCGGGCCGGTGATGTCGACGCCCGCACCGCCGCCGTTGTCGAAGCTGCCCTTGATGATCTTGGTAGCGGTACCAGCCCATGTCAGTGCACCGAACGGTCCCTCGACACGTCCGTAGACTCCTGCGGCGAGCGAAAGTCCTCCGACGTTGCTGCCAAGGTTCACGATGTCGACCCGTGTCGTCGGGTTCACGCTGCCATTCGAGGCGATGATGTTGCAGTTGAGATCACCGAACATGGTGATGCCATTGCTCGCTGTGACCGTGCCGGTCATTACACCGCCGAGCCAGATGACCCCGACGAGCGACGTCGTCTGCGTGTAGCCAGCGCCGATGCAGTTGTAGAAGTTGTAGTTGACGCCGACACCTTGGCTCGACTGCAGGATCAGGTTGGCCTGGAACTGCGAGTCGTACATCGAGCAGGTGCGCCCGCTCGGTGCGAGCACATGCGAGTTGCAGAAGCACTCACGCATAATGAGAGTGCCCTGGTCGACAACGTCGCCGTCGATAGACGGGCTGAAGTACACGCCCTCTGCGTACACCGGCTGAGCGAGCGTGCACGAGATGCCGCCCTTGGTGTCCCACCCGAGCGACGTGCTCGGGTCCATGCCGCTGCCGAGCAGCACGAGCGGGCCGTGCCCGGCGATGCTCGGCGCTGACGGCTCGATGATCTGTGCGTTGATGCGCTGGCGCACACCGACCACCATCGTCTTCGTGGTCGGCCAGCTCTCGTTGGCGACCAGCTCGGTGAGGTTGATGTACTCGTGCAGGCCGGGGTTCGACGCCGGGAGATCCGGGTCGATGACGCAGTCGTAGATCGTGACGCCGGGCGAGATGATGCTGGCCAGATAGGCGAAATCCTGCTCGATCTGGTAGCGCTGTTCGGTCGTCAGCCCCTGGATGTACGGGAAGGGGACCTGATAGAGCGGCTTGCCGGAGGCCATGATGGCCAGCCTACGCTAGACCGCTGTGACTTCGATGGTGTAGTCCATGATGTCGGTGTTGCTGTGGTCGGCGACCACACGCATCGAGTCTCGAATCATGCGGTTCACCGCTGCGTTCGTCTTGTCGACGGCGTGATGCGACACGAGCAGGTACGCATTGCCGGTCGCTGCGACCGCAGCCGTCGCCACCAGCTCTCGGAACGTACCGCAGGTGTCGAGGAAGCCGACGCAGAAGACGACGCTCGGCGCAGAGCCGACCTTCGTCGCCTGGATGAACACCTCGACGCCCTCAGCCTCACCGACGAAGCCGAAGTCGAAGTTGCCGTCAGCGGTGTAGCCAGCGGCGCCGTTCGAGTTGACCAGGCGGATCGTGTTGGGACCGTTGCCCGCACCGAGGTTGCCCACAGCACGGGGGTCCGTACGGGTTGCAGCGGCCATGATTACTCGCCGATGGCAGTGACGTTGATGACGAGGGAGGACAGGTCGTCGCCGTCAGCGGTGTCGCTGTCGGTCGAGTCCCACACGCACAGCTTCTTGTTCGTGTAGTCGTACGCCACCGAGTAGCGGACACGCTGTTGCTGCGAGAGCACGTCACGGGCACGAATGCGCACCTCGGTCACGACGCCGGGGAACCCGTACGTCGCCGGGTCGAACGCCACGCCTGCGCCGGTCCACTGGGACGGGAGCGTGATCTGCCAGCGGCCCTCGTAGTGGTTGCCCACCACGAAGATGTTGCGGCCCGTGCCCGGCTTACCGGAGGTGCCGTACGGGGATTCGACGGTGAGAGCTGTCGTGGTCATAGACGCCACGGTAACACCTCACGTCGAGGTGCCTTGCCCGTTGGCCAGCAGGCTCATTTCCCACAGGTGCCCGCCGAGCGTCTCGGCGATGAGCGAGTCCCACACCTTCGGCGTGATCGCCTCGTAGAGCCCGGCGTGCACGTTCGTCACGGCCCACCCCCAGGCGCTCGCCTCCCACAGCAGTTGGTGCTCGCCCTCGGTCGCCGGGAGGGCGTTGCGTGCGTCGGGGCCGATCGGCCCGAGCAGGTGCCCCAGCTCATGCAGCGCAACCATGTACTGCCGCACCGTGTACGGGTGCGGGATGGTGACCTGCCATGCGGCGTGGTACGCCAGTGCGTCGCTCATCCAGTTGCGCCCGTTGCACCAGCGCACACGTATGCCGTGCTTGTTCACCAGCGTCGAGAGGTGCACCTTGGCTAGGTTGCTGGAGTAGCGCTGCGACATTGACAGAACCCTAGCCGGATCGGTAAGGTTCCTGGCATGGAGCAAACACGAGCGATCATGAAGGCCCGGAAGACCTGGAACGCCGCCGCTCAGAAGAGCCGTGGGCTGACCGAGGACGGCGCCGCCGAAGAGTTGTACGCCGCTGCGTCGGCCGTGCTCGAACTGCTCCGGCCGTTCGTGGAAACGCACACCGATGTTGGAGATGATGACAGCGAAGCGGGCTTCGGCGATCACATTGTCGACGGCGTCTACGACGACGATCTGTAACACGAACCTAGGGTTTTAGCCTAGGTCAATCGTATGGAGAATCTCCATACGATTGGTTAGTACCCCGGCGTGGCGCTCGGCGTCGCACCGATGAGCGACTGAAGCTGCGGAGCAACCTGCGGCTGCGCTGCGGCGGCGTGCGCTGCGATCTCTTCCGGCGTCGGCAGGTGACCGGCGGCGCTCATCGCCTGCAGGTGCTGTGCCAGCATCGTCTTGTTCCGGTGGTGGTCGATCTGCGCTTGCGCTCGTGTGCCCGCCACCGATGCATGCGCTCGTGCGAGCGCCGCAGCGTTCAGCGCCTGCTGGTGCTCGCCCGTGGACGAGCCCGGCGAGAAGCCCCGAGCCATCGTCTGTTGCAGCGGCTCGACCATGCCGTGGAGTGCGGCGAAGTCGTGCGGCAGGTTCTCCAGGCCGGGCGGCACGCCGGGACCGCTGAAGGCGTTGGGCACGCCGTTGCCGTCCTGCGCCGGAGCGGCGAGGGTCGACGTGAGCTGCTGCTGCGCCATCTTGTTCCCGGCCATCGGGTCGATGCCCGCTTGGCCCATCGCCTGCGCTTGCCCGAGCGGCGGGAGATCCTTGAAGTTGACCTGCGTGCGGGCGTCACTGCGTGCGCCCATCGAGCCGGGCGGCTGCGCAGCGAATCCACCTACGGGGCCTTGCGGTCCCTGCTCGGGTCCCGCTGATGCGGGGGGACCGGCCGGGGCGCCGCCACCGGGCACGCCTTGCTGGAGGGGAGCGCCGGGAGTTGTCGGAGGGGCCGGAGCGGGAGCACCGGGCGGGCCGCCCGGCGGCACCATCGAGGGAGCAGCAGCTCGCCCGGCAACGGCCGGGTCGGGGGGAGCGCCTGCCGATGCAGCCGCAGCGCCCGCTGCAGCGCCGAGCGCAGCACCGCCGTCAGGATTCGCAGCGGGCTTCTTCGCTTGGCCGTCACTGTTCTTCTTCGGATTCGGAGTCTTCGACTTCGCCATGCGGCGAGTCTACGCCAGCGAAATCGAAACGGTGACCGGCTCCGCTTGCGCAGTGGTGATGTCGCCTGCTGGCCCCGCCGCCTTGTCCTGCGCACCGAGCGTGCCCGCCGGGTTGTTCGTGATCGCCGACGTCGCTGCGTGCACCTCGTTGGTGTCGAGGTACTGGTTCTCGGCGTTCGAGACAGAGCCGAGGTGCGGCGTGCGGGTCGGGAACCGGGCGTGAATCCAGTCGGTGATCTCTTTCGCCAGCCCGGCCTTGTCGAAGCCAGCCATCGGCCCATCTGCTGCGGCGTAGCCCTTCACCGTGATCGTCACGGTGATGGCCGTCGATGAGATGGTCACCTTAGGCGATCTGGTCGTTGAACTGGTAGGCGACGAAGTCGACCACCAGAGCGGACAGGTCGGTGGTGTTCGTGACCTCTTGGTCGGTGGACCGGAGGTACTCGATCTCCAGCGTGCCGTTGACCGACGCCGTGCCAGCGGCGTTGCCGATGGTGTTGTCGGCGCACACCGCAAACTCGGACGTGAGATCCTTGCGTGCGTACGCAGGGGTGGCGGTGCGGCAGTCGGCCACGACCCGGAACAGCGTGTCGGTGGCGGCCACGACACCTGTGCAGGTGACGTTGCCCGCTGCGGCGCCGTTCACGACACCACGCCGGAGCACGGGGCGGATCGGGCGCACGAGCAGCTTCTTGCCCGACAGGTCGTACGTGACCTGATAGGCGAGCGCTGCGGAGCCCCGAGGCTGCAGGAAGATCTTGGACACGAAGTCGAGCCCGACGAGGGAAGCGGCCAGCGCCTCACCACCCGTGGGGTAGGACGAGTCGAAGGTGATGGTGCCGTGGCTGAGGCTGTACCCCTGCTCGGCAACGACGGCTTTGGTTGCGGTGAGTCCCATGAATCAGACTGTAGACCGACGGCGCTTGGGCTTGTGCTCAACGCTCGGGGACTGCGCCTTGACGGCAGCGATGGACTTCAGCCACCGGGTGCAGTCGGCGCAGAACCGGCTCGCCTCGATCGCCGTCGGCGTCGAGTGGAAGTCGAGTAGCGCCCGGCCGGGGTAGATGTAGTCGCACGACCCGCAGCGGCGGCACGCCGGGCAGGCGTCTCGGCCAGCACACAGCAGGCCGTGCCGGTTCAGGTGGTCGTTCTCTTCGTCAGTGAACGGCATCGGTGCACCTCTCGTGAAGGATCTGTGCTGGCCTGCGGAACAGGATCGAGAATCCGCAGTAGAACGGGCTGGCTTCCCACGCCGCTCGTCGGGCATCCGCCCCACGCTCATAGTCGGCCAGCCACTGAATCGTACTCGACTGCGACCAGCGGGCCGCTTCCTCGGCAAGCATCGTGCGCTTCATCTCCCGTTCTTGTTCGAGACGGTAGCGGCGCAGGTGCTGCGTGAACGCATCGGTCTGAGGCATCTCAATCGAGGATCACGTAGAAGATGAACACGAGCAGGAAGATGTAGAAGAACGGGACCGGGTCCATCAGGGGTTCACCCACTCGACCGGGATCGCTCCCTCTTCGACTTCGACCGGGTTCGGTGCGCACTCCCAAAAGCGGGCGTGCGGCGGCGGCACGACGCCGTAGCGCTCGGGGTCGGCCATGTACTCGGGCAGCTCTTCGGCGATCTGCTCCATGAGCCGTGACACGAGGCCAGGCACGTCTTCGTTGTCGCAGTCGTCGGGCGGTTTGATGGCAGCGAACATGCACACGGGCACGACGTCGCCGTCATCGAAGGCGCAGAGCGTGACGAGGTACTCACGCACGTAGGTGGGTCGGATGGTTGTCACGGCAGACTCCTGGCGTTCGTGTTCCCGGTGGGAGCGTAGTTGCGGTTGACGTACACAAGCAAGCGGCCAGTGTCACCAAACTCCTTGGCGAGCACGAGCTTGCCGTCCTTGAGCAGTTGGTTGATCGCCAAGTGCTTCGCTTGGCTGTTGCCCTTGACGAGCGCCTTCAGCTCGGTCTTGTTGAGCGGCTGCTGGCCAGGTGCCACGAGAATCTTCATCATGTCGTCCATGATGCGGGTCGGCACGATCTGCAGGTCGGGCGTCTTCAGCAGGTTGTCGTCGTCGGGCGGCCACAGCTTGGCGATGACATTGTGCTCGTCGCCGGGCACGACCTGCAGGTCGAGCATCGCAACGATCTGGCCCTCGGCGACCGATTCGCCGATAGCTTTCGCACGTACGGCGCCGGGCCGGTCCTTCGTGACTCGGATCTCGGCCTTGCCGCTCTTGCCGTGCGAAAACGGCTTCACCATCTTCGCCTTGAACTGTGTGCCGTCGAGCGCCGCCAGCTTCTGCCCGGCGCCGAGTGCATAGCGGTCGCCAGTGTTGGCCTTGGTGACGTGGTCCACGATGAGCACGGCGGGCTCGTCTTCGCCGCCCGCAATGACGAGCTTGCGTGGCAGCGCATTGAACCAGGCCACCACGTCGGTGTTCTTGTTGTCGTCCAGGTTCTCGTTGGCGAGCGCCTGCGTCAGCCCGTCGAGGATGATGAGCTTCGGGTGCGTGCGAGCGACGGTGCGCCACAGCCGCTTCTCTTTGCCCTCGATCGTCTCCATTGGGTTGATGTAGTGGAACGAGGCGGCCAGCCAAAACTCGGGCACGCCTATTTGGAGCATTCGGCGCAAGACACCGACAAGCGAATCCTCGAAGTCGATATAGAGCACATTGCCACCGTCCTCGATGACCTGCCGTGCGGCCAAGCATGCGAACCAGCCCTTGGCCGACTCGGGCGGCCCGGCGATCGAGCTGATCTTGCCGGGGTACAGCAGCCGGGCGCCGTCGGTGCGGCGCAAGATCGTCGGTACGGCCTCAGGGGGTAGGCCCTCGGCGAGCAGGTCGCCGACGTCGTCCTCGTCCCAGGTGTCGGTCTTGGCGACGAGCCGTTCCTCGATGAGCACGATCTCGTCGGCGATCTCCTGCTCGGTCGGCTCAGTGGTGGGCTTGACGTCGGGCTCGTGCCACTCTTCGGGCGAGTGATCGGCCTCGACCCACGACAGGTCGATGTAGCCCTCGGCGAGTTGGGGCGGCTTGGCGGTGCCCCGGCGGCGGGTTGTCATGGCGTGCTCCGATGGGATAGAGGGTGGTACGGGCTGTACCGTAAACCATGTGTTCCGCCCCTGTCCAGTCTGTTCCATGAAAACGCTCTGACCAGGGGGAATCCTCGAGAACAGATGGGATAGCTCATGCTCCGGGCACCCTATCCCACGCCGACGGGCGACTTTAGGAGCCCGGCGCAGGGGATGCTTCACTACGGGACGGGATTACGGTGGGTCAATGAGCGACGACGAGCACGTCCCCACCATCGGTTGCCCCATCTGCGACGCACCGTGTCGGATGGGCTCGGAGTGGACCGAGCATGTGCGAGGGTGCGGCGCTATTGCTCGTTCGGACGGCCTCGATCACGCCGAGCAGGGTCCGCTGGTGGGACGCCTCGGCGCCTGGACCGAACCGGCAACCCCAGCTCGGCCCTTTCCTCCGCAAGCGCAACCTCCTGACGACGGACGGTGGAAGGGCTGGCCTCGGCGAGGCTGACCGGGTCTGGCCAACCGGCGGCACGCCGTTCTTCGAGTGAGGCGCCCGGATTGCCCGGCCACGGCCGCTCGATGCGCTCGGGGTTCATCTGGTCGTTCACAGCGGCCTGGGCCATGATGTCGGTGATGTGCGCTCGTGTCTTGGGATCGAGCCCGGCCAGGAACAGCTCTGCGGCCCGAGCGGCGGCATCCGGGTCGATTGTCGGGTCTTTGGCGGGATATCCGGCCATCTCGGGCGAGTCATCGTGAAACTCGGCCATTTGGTCGGATTTCGGCCCATTCCATCGTGTTTTTTGCGATTCGTCAGGATTTAGGGTCCCTGCCGCCGCCGAAGGTGGCGTGGGGGCGCTGCCCGCCTCGGCCCCCGGCGTGGCAGCCGACCCAGGCGGCCCAACTCCACCATCTCGATCGACTTGACCATCCTGATCGACAACATCGACAAGATCGGCTTCATCGACAAGGTCGAGATCGGTGGGTCCACCGCCAAGCGCTGGCTGGCCCATGCGCTGCTCGAAGCGGGCTAGCGCACGACTCATCCCGGCTTCGAGCGCCGTCGAGAGATCGCCCGCCGCCTCCGCTTTGCGTGGCGCTGCGGCGAGGGCAGAGATCATGCCCAGGATCTTGCGGGCCTCCCCAATGCTGCGAGCGATGGACGTCGGGGACACAAGACGCTCGAAGTGTCGCTCGCCCGTCTTGGCGTCAGGCTTGCCGACTTGCACGAGCACACCGGCCTGCGCCGTCGCCAGTGCGTCGAGGGCGAGTGCGTACAGCCGCTGCGCCTCGGCGTTCACCGCATCACCGCCCGGTGCCGAGGCCCGGCCGTCGAAGATCGGCAGGAAGTCGGGCAGGTGCTCGTGCCGGTGACGCTGCACCGACTTGTGGTGCAGGCCGTAGTGGCGTGCGACCGCTGCGACGTTCACGACCTGCGAGGCGAGCTGCCGGTCGATCTCAGCTCGGGACGGATGGGCGCACACTTGGCAGACTTTCGGCATGGCGCCGGGCCTCCAGCTCGTGGGACGGTTGCGATCTCCCCACGGTAACCAATCGTCCCGATCCGGCCTGCACAGCGGGTCGTGCCGTCCCCAATCGAACACCGAATCGAACACCAGATGAACAGCAGGGAAACAGATCCAGAATCGCTTGAGTCGAGCGCCTGGAGTGGCGATACTCCTTTTACGAGCACACCGGCCCCGCCACCACGAGGGGGACGTGCAAAAGCTCGGAAGCATCGCACCAAGCCTGCGTGCTCGGTAAATCGCCAGGGTGACCGTCGGGAAGACGACGGCTGCACAATCCCTGTCGGGGCCGGAGCCACCACCAGCGTCTTGGGAGTGCGGGGGACATCCTCGTGAACAGCGGCGCACGCAAACCTCCTAGCGGTGCACAGGCTTAGTTGGGGCCAAGCTCACGACGGCGCAGCAATGCGACCGACACAGGGCCGTCTCAACGGTGCCAGTGCACTGCGCAGAGGCTAGATAGCACCTCTCCCGGCTGCTCGGGAATAGTGGGGCGCAGGCCAGCATCCTGCGGCATGTATAAGACCCAGCGGGCATCGACACCCAGCTACCTAGCCTCTGCGCAGTGAAGACACCAACCCAGGAGGAATCATGTCCCGTAAAGACTTCGAGGCGCTCGCATCTAACCTGCGGTCGCAGCGACCCGCAGCGTGGAACTACCGCAACACTGACGCCAATGCGGCCGAGGTGTGGGCGTGTGAAACGTGGCGGCGCTGCGTGCTCGCAGTGAGCGACGCTTGTCGCCTCTCCAACCCTCGTTTCAACGGCACGCTGTTTCAGGCGGCCTGCGGTTACGAGCCCACTAACGAACCGGCCTTCAAGGTCGTTTAACCCAAAAGCCCGGCCGCTTGGCCGGGCCTTTTGGCGTGAGGCGGGCAGCAGGTGGCGCAAGCCACGCAAGCTGTATAACGGCACGTCCGCAGATGCTGCCCGCCTCACCTAACCCACCAGGAGGAAACAATGGACCACTCATCCGCCCGCCACTCGGCGCCCGGCTCGACGTACCGAATCACCCCGCCGAGGATCTGCTTCTGCGGCAAGACGGTGCTGAAGCCCGGCGTAACGTGCCCTCGGAACTGCGAGAGCGACGAGGCAAAGGCACTGCGCCGTGCGGAACGTCGCACGGCGATCATCGACCGGGCCGCCCGTAACGACGAGGCGGCACGCCAGGCACGCATCGCTGACAAGCGGGGCGTGATCGGCGGCTAACGCAACCCAACAACCCGTGCCGCTTGGCACGGGCTTGTTGGCGTGTAAGGCAATGCGATATGCACACCGGCCCCGGTGAGGGGCCACGGTGCAGCACCGCCCACATGGGAACGCTGCGGCCAACCACCTCTAACGCCCAACCTGTATCGCAGGGTTGCTCGGGCACCACGGGTCAAGGCCCCGGCCAGGAACCTAAATCACGGGCACCGCTGCACATGCCGCTGATCCCGGCACAGGTGAGCGAAACGGAAGCACGTACGTGGGGACCAGGAACGAAGCCCTTACGGGGCAGCCGGTGTGCGGTGTGCACATCAACAGCACCGGCTCCTGACTGCCAACCACGGCGTGGCCGGTGCGCATATCGCAATGCCAAAACACCCAGTAAACACAGGAGGAATCATGTACGTTCGTCCCAACTTCAAGACCAAGAAGGCCCTGAAGGAGGCCGTCGCCAACGGCGATCGTGTCGAGGTGTTCAGCCCCGGCCCGTTCCCCGCCAAGGCGAACGGCCGTGAGGCGATTGAGGGGCCGCACTACCCGGCGGCCCACACTTGGTACGCCAACGTCACCGTCGTTGACGGTGTGGTGACCAAGGTCGCCTAGAAGTCAGCCGGAATGGGTACCCGGCGCCACGAGCCCGCACCGCTTGGTGCGGGCTTGTCGGCGTGTAAGACCCAACACCTAGGAGGACATCATGTCAGGCATCACCCTGGTTACTCATCCCACACCTCGTGTGCGTGATTACCTGTTGGCTGAGTCGGATGACCGGCTGCGTATCGACAGCAGGCGGCACGGTCGCTCGACCGTGTTCAGCCTGTCGCAAGCGCACGACGGGCACTACTTCTTGACGCCGCAGGCCACCGTGATCGCACTGCACCACATCGCCGAGCCGGGCCTCGAATACGAGGCGTCGGTCGGCGACGAGGTGCTCATCGACGGGTCGCTGTTCCGCATCTGCGAGGACAGGCCGCTCGACGGGCCGCACCTCGAACGAGTCTCCGACTCGTGGGGCGGGGCGATTGCGCACGTCGAGTGTGGCCAGTGCAGTGCCCTGTACGAGCAGGCGATCTCGGTCGCTCGTGTCACGGGCAGCGTCGAGGCAAGCGTCGAGTCGGGCGGCCACAAGGCCACGGCGACTCGCATCCAGTAGCGTTACCCCTCAACCCGCACCGCTTGGTGCGGGTTGTTTGGGTGTAACAACAACCCAGGAGGTAGCAATGAGCACATACGTCATCGGCTACGGGCTCCGCACCAACCAAGGTGTGGACCTCAACCAGAATGACCGCAACCTGTTCTTCAGCAAGCTCGTGCAGCTCATCGAGTCGATTGACGGCGAGATCTACTTCGCCGGAACCGGCACGGGCGTGTACGAGGGCGCCGAGGAACCGGCCGGTTCCATCACGTTCGCTGCAGAGGGTGACACGTTCACGCTCGACAGCCTGACACGGGGCCTTGCCCCGATTGCGCTGGAGTTTGAGCAGGACTCCATCGCCGTTACTCGTGGCGGCACGCACTTCGTGTCGCAAGATGGCACCACGAGCAACGCCGACTAGCCCTCGGCACGCAAAATCTCGAGCCCGCCCTGCATGAGGGGCGGGCTTGAGTGCGTGGGAGCACCGTGCTCTCGCCCTACCCAGGAGGTAGCAATGGACCACGACCAAGTCGGGCTTCGCCCGACCCGCAGGGTCACCGACCACGCCATCAGCATCCCCTCGGGCCTTGCGCTCGACCTGCTCGGCACGGCCATCGACCTGTCAACCCTCGCCGTGCACATCCGAGAGATGTACCCGGCTGCGGCCCGCACACTCGAAAGCCACAGCGCCAAGCTGCGTGCGTTCGCAGAGGCGGCGAACCGCTAACCCGATCAGCCTCGGCGCTCCGGCGCCGGGGCTTTTCGGCGTAGTAACCCAAGCTAAGGAGGCAGCAGTGCTGCTCGAATACAAGGTCCATCAGGACGATTACCACGGCGACATCCAAGTGCACGGTGTGCGCTCGATGCGGTTCGCCGTGCAGCAAGTGCAAGGTGAGATTGAGAACGGGTACGACGTCACCAACGTCCAGCTCGACGGGGAACCGCTCGACCTCACGCCGTTCTGCACCCGTGTGTTGCACACTGGTGCGCCGTGTCCCAACCGTGCCGACAAGCGGTACCACCGGGACATCTGCATCACGCATCAGCACCAAGATGCGTACAACGAGGCCAGCGCCGCTGGCCGCTACCAAGGAGACTGAAGTGGCACGCAAGCACAACACCAAGCACCGCCGCTCCACGAGCAGCTACGGCGAGAAAGTACGGGAGGGCGGCGTGTCGAAGCTAGCTGACCCGATCCTGTCGGATGGGAGGCGAGCATCGGCTAAGCGCAGCTAACCATCCATCGTCCCGGCCCGTATGACCGGGTGGTGCCCGGAAGCAACCAGTGAGCCCGTCCCGTTGTGGGGCGGGCTTATTGGCGTGTAAGCTCCAATACCCAACGCCTCAGGAGGCAACCATGCAAGGCATCACCAGAAGTCAGATCATCCCGGCCGTCAGCTCGAAGCAGGCGTTCGCCGAGATCGACGCACGCAATGCGGCGAAGGCGGCCCAGCACGAGCTGGTGCTCAGCCCGGCCGAGCTGCTGCACGACCACGACCCCGCCCGCTACCCGGCACCGCCGGAGCGCAAGGTGCGGATCGTGACCGAGACAGACGGCACGGGCGCCGAGATCCACGTCGAGGTGTTCCCCGACGGTCGGATCACGTTGTGGTCGAGCGACAACGTCCTGTGGTTCACGCCCAGCGACACGGTCGAGCTGATCGCAGCGTTGTGCGACGCACACGTCGAGTCGTCAGGCATAGTCAAGTCGTGAGCAGGCTGCCCGGCTAGGTGCAATGCGTGTCCTGTTTCCTTTCCGGGGCACGACAGGTGGCGGCGGATGCCACCTCGGGCGCTCCCACTTCGGTGGGGTACTGCGAGCCAACGGGGCTCGCCCACAGGCCTAGGAGGCCACAATGCAGGTGACATGCCAGGACGGGCGCAAGCGCTCGTTGCACGGGACCAGCGGCAGCCAGTACGTCTACGCCAACGGGCGTCGGGTGTACGGCTACGTCATTCGAGCGTTCTCGGGTGACCGCTTCATTGCGTCGAGCACCGGCAAGTACCGGCACCTCGTCGCAGAGGCGCCGATCTCGGTCGGAGCACCCGCCTGAGATCCCCTCAGACGCAAACGAGAAAGAGCCCGGCCACCACGGCCGGGCTCTTTTGCGTTACCCGTGAGTCACATGCGCCATTCCCGGCGCATTGTGACAGCGATCAGGTGATGACGGTGGCGACCGTGGCGCCCGACACGTCCTGGTTCTCACCGGCCACGACCTGCGAGGTGAGCAGGCGGGTGACCTCTCGCCCGATGGTCTGCGTGACGTCGGTGCCGGTGGCGACGATCTTGGCGGCGGTGGTGTTGGGCAGGGTGACGGTGATGGCGACGGCGACGGACATGAGCCCAGCCTACTTCAGCGCCACGAGCGCCACTGCAGCTCCAGGGCGAGGGCGTACCAGTAGCTCTGCGGGGGCCAGCAGCCCCGTGGGCACGCTCGGGACCGTGAGGCGGCCACACGCTGCGGGAAGACCCTCAGGCGCTTGAGGCGCCACAGGGACTCATCGTGCGTGGGCACGCCGGTAGCTCTCGACCTGCACGAGCGTGGCGTCCCAGTCGCCCCGGAACCGCAGGCCCTTGTCATCGAGGTACACGTCGGCGGCGGGCTTGGCCAGCACCACCCGCACCTCGTTCGGGAAGCCGTAGTAGTCGAGCCAGTCGGAGACGTGCACGAGCTGCGCCTCGGTCTGCGCTCGGGCGGTGTGCACGAGCACGACGTGCCCCCGGCGCAGCAGCGCCCGCACGGCCTCGTACGCTCCGGCGATCGGCGGCCCCATGCGGCGGCCGGGCTTCGGGTGCGCTGCGTCGTGCAGCACGCCGTCGAAGTCGAGGCACACGATCATCAGTCGTCCAGCTTGGCAAGGTTGTTGTGGTACTGGTCGTTGCGGTCGACGGCGCTGTGCGCCGAGGCGATCTCTCGCAGCTCGGCCTTGCGGTCACGCCCGTGCGTGCAGCCGCACCGGCCGTTGCCATCCTCTCGGAGGCAGCCGAGCCCCGAGCCCTTGTGCGGTGCGTGTCCGCACTCGTCGCATGCCCAGCCCATCACGCACTCCAGTCGATGTTCTTGCACGGCACAATCTTCGTGGCGGGCACCGTAGTGTCGACCTCGATCATCGTGCAGAGGCAGTCGATGGCGATGCACGCCTCGTCGGAGATGGCGTAGCGCTTCTTGTTGTAGGTGACGATCACGGCTGCAGCTCCTTGATGTAGTCGACGTTGCCCGACGGGGCGGTGAACACACGCTTGCCCTCTTCGCCGGTCACGACGCTTACGAGCCCGCTGTCGGGCTCGCTGACGATGCCGTCGCCCCGCACGTTGAAGATGGGGCCGCCCTTGATCTGCACGGTGTAGAGGCTCACGGTTCGATCTCCCCGGCGTCGAGCACGTCCTCGATGGGAACGCAGCGCTGTATGAGGACGTACACGCCGTTGTCGAACAGGTCGATGACGTCGATGACCTCTTCGCCGTCTTCGAGGACCAGCTCGTCGGTGTCGCCGATGCCGCCGAGCTTCAGGCGCTCGTTGCGGAAGGTGCAGTGCCGGGGCATTAGTCAATCCTCCGTTTGTCTCTGATCCGCAGGTTGCGGTCACGTCCGGTGAAGCCGTAGCTCGGGCCGGTGTTGCTCTTTCGCATGGCGAGGTACCACCGCTTCGCCTTCTTGGACCACGAGCTGTATCGCTTCGTCGCCACCTAGTGCCGTCCCTTGAACACGCCGATGCTGCGGCCGGTGTACCGCTTGCACAGGCTATTGAGTGAAACAAACTTGGGGTCGTAGTCGCCCCGTCGCACATCGTAGGCGATGACGATGCCCCGCCAGTGGTCATTGCCCTGGTGCCCGAGGTAGTCCTCGTCGTGGATGTAGAACGACCCGGCCACGAGCCCGAGGTGCGCACCACCGCCGACGATCTCCCGCCGACCGAACCACAGGCCCTGTTGGTGGCCCATCGTGAACGAGCGGCCGATGGTCTTGATGCGTGCGTCCATCGACTGCCCGGCCAGCGGGCGCCCACTCATGCGGTTGGCGAAGTAGTGGGCGTACATCACGCCGTCGAGCGTGACCGGCTTCAGGAACGGGTGCACCTTGTAGCGGTCGTCATGCGTGACGGCCAGGTCATCGAGGGTCACGAGGCCTTCGAGCTGGGCGTCCTGCTGCGCTGCCCGCACGATGCGTTCCTCGTGGTTGCCCATCGTGGCGTGCGCCTCGGGGAACCACAGCTTCGAGCGGTCGGCTGGTGCGAGGTTGACGCTGTTGGCGCCCTCCTGCAGCGCACCGTGAAACGTGTCCCAGGCGTCGTTGCCGTACTTCACGTCGGTCTTGTACCGGCGACCCTCCATCAGCGTGCCACCCTTGCGGTCGTAGCTGCTGAGCGAGGGCATGTCGTACCAGTCCATGAGCTGGATCAGCTTCACGTTGGGGCGCCCGACAAACTTCTCGCCGATGTAGTGCCCGGCCCACTCCAGGTGCGCTGTCGGCGCACCGTACTTGTTCTGCGTGTCGGGGATGACGATGTGGACGGTGTCGTTCTGGAGGTGCCTCGGTGCTGTCATGGTCCTGGCCATGCTACCGGCCTCCGATCAGCTTGTAGCGCCAGTCGCCACGGCCAAACTGCTCGGCCTGTGCTACACGCTGGCCCAGGTCGTTCTTCAGCTCACGCACCCGCCGGGTGGCGCTGCGCCCGCACACGTCTTCAAGCTGCGCACCGGGCACAAACTCTCCGGCGTTCTGCTGTAGCAGCGAGCGCACGCACTCACGCTGGTTGTCGTGCCGAGGCGCCGACTCGATGTACGCCTCGTGCGACCGGCCTTCCCACTCGGCCGCCTTGGCGTCACGCCTGGCGACGTAGTCATCGTATGCGCTCACCGGAACCTCCGTTGCAGTGCTCTGCGCTCCGCACGGTTGCGGGGCGGATGGATGCCGCCCAGGTTGCGCTCGACCTTGAGGGGTTGAGCGGCCCGGACGGCGTTGCCCTTGCTGCGTCGCCGACTCATGGCGACACGTCGTACGGCTGCAGCCACCGCTTGGCCCGGTCGGCCGGGTGCGGCGGGTTGTCCTCGATCACGAGCTTGGCCTTGGGGTTGAGCAGGATCTGCTCGCCCTCCCAGGTGTTCGGCCACTCGACGCCGTGGTCTTCGGCC